AAAAGAACAGCGAATTTACAAAATTACTACCAACAATTACAAATAAGACATGCACAGCAGAGAAAGAATGAAGCTGCTTATGCAAAGTCTGATGAAGTATTTAATGCTAAATTAGGATTAAACGAAATGTCTGCAGCAGCAGCCATAGAAAGTCAATACCAAAGATTAGAAGAACTTGAAGATCAAGCGATGTTAGATCAAGGTGATATATACCTTGAAAAACTTCAAGCTGAAGGTTCGTTAAGAGCTTTAGGTAGGACTGGTAAAACTGCTGATAAACTAACACAATCTACTTTATTTCAATTAAGCCGTCAAGCAGATTTAATAAATGCAACTTTTGATAGTGAATTTGAGAATACTAAATCTTTAATGATGGAAATATTAAGAGATAAAGATGCAGCAGATCTATCTGCATATGCCAATAAAATGCTAGATCCAGGTGTCATACCTATGCCATTAGCACCTTTAGAAGCACCTCGTACTGTATGGCAAGATATCAAACCATTTGAAGAGTTTGATAGACCTGTAGCTCCTGTTAGAGGAGTACCTGTAGACCCTCAAATAGCTGTTAACAGAATTTGGGGTGAGACTATATCAGGTATAGCAGGTTCAGTCGGTAGCGCAATAGGAGATTATGATTGGTCTAATTTTAATAGAACCACTAATACAGGTGGTTCTACTCCTTCTAATGTCGGTAGTACCTCTAATTCAAATACAAACTCTAATCAGTTTAATCCAAATATTCCTTCTGATGCATTTCCTTATTGGAATCAAAATACTTTTTCTGGTGCATATGATTCTTGGAATCAAAGTATTCAAGGTACTAATGCATTTAATTATTGGGATCGAAGATGATACATAAAGATGATCGTATGATTACTATGAGATTATATGATAGTTGGAACTCAGATAGAGTCTTTCAAAGACCTGATATGACCACTTATGTCTGTCGAATACGTAAAGGCCAACCAAATTCATTCTATACTCCAGAAAGTCAACTTGAACTTAACTTAAAATATAATGGCTAACAAAAGAAGATTCAAACCCTCTCGTACGGCGATTGGGTTTAGACAACGAGGAGAAGGTCTAGGAGCTGCAGTAACACGATTACGAGAGCAAGCTAACATAGAAATTCAAGGTTTAAAAGATATACAAACTCAAACTCAAGCACAGGCAAAAGATTATCTAAATAGCTTATCAGACAAGTACCAAAATGAAGCTGATGTAAGAAGGATCCACCATGAATTAGAAGATCAAGTAGACAAAAATATAATAGAAAGTGCTCGTGTACGTGCAGATCAGGAGATAAAAGATGCAGAAAATGAAGCTCAAAGACATAGAACTGAAGCTGAATTTTGGAGAGATTTTTCACCTACATTATCTAAAAATCTAACAAAGTTAAGTACAGAAGGATTTAAAGTTGCTGATACTATAAGAGGTAATGCTTTACTTAATGAGTATTCTGCTACTAATGCTAATGCGCTTATCAATGAACTTGGTGAGAAGGAATCCCGTGCGTTAAAAAGAAGCATGAATATTGCGTTAGAATCAGGTAACTTAAAGGCAGCACAAGCTGCAGTTTTATTGGAAAAAACTTATAATAATAGTCAATTCAGTAATACTGTTGTAGATGATATTATAAATAATAAACAAGCTTGGATTGAAAAAGGTTTATCAGAAATACAAGATATACTAACATCACAAGGTAAGGAATTAACTTCTAGTAATATTCAAGTATTAATGAATACTTGGACTCATAGTCTTTTAAATAGACTTAAGGTTGGAAGGAATACAAATGCAGCTAAAAGACTACTAAGAGAATTTGCTAGTGTAGCTACGACTAAAAGAAATAACATGATCTATAGTGGTCGTGCTACTGAAACACAGCAACAAATAAAACAGCAATATAGTATAATAAGAAATTCAGACTCCAGTGATGAAGATAAACAAGAAGCTTATAAAAGTATACAGAATATATATGGAATAACTGGTACGTTCCGTGACGATAAAGGTAAGTACCATCAAGGTGGATATAATAAAGCTCAAGCTTTCATACAATTCGGTACTTTTGTTAAAGATAATTTTAGAAATCAATTCCAGACAATAGATGAATATAAAGAATTACTACGATCTATAAAAGTATCCGGTACTAATCAATATATGTATGAAAGACATACAGCTCATTATAATAAATTAGTAGAAGAATTCACAAAAAGTTATATTAACGACGATAAAAAACGAAAACAAGTTGTAGAAGCAGAAAAATCTCAAGCTGTAGTAAAAATGAGCGCTCTCTTCGACAAGCTAGATGAAAATGCGAAAACTGCTGCAGAAAAGAGTGAGGCATTTACGACATGGATGGAAGAAGTAAATAAGCTTCCAAAAAATCAACGAGATGAGGTCTTAAAGCAGGTACGTGGTTTTGACAAAGAGCATATTACTGTTATAGAACCGTTAATAACAATACAAGAATATCTTTCAGAAAAACATCCGGATTTTTCAGCTATAAAACAGGTACTAGCTTATACTGCAAAACATAACCCTAAGCACTACGATACATTAACCGATATCCTTTCAGAGGATGCTAGATTCTTAGCGTTACGATCAGGTAAACCTATAGATATAAAGCAAGTAATGAAAAACGTTGATAGTTTGCTTAAGAATGAAATAAAGACAGACGTATGGTCATCTATATTTAATCGGAATAACCAATTAAATACTCCAGAATATGATAGAGTTAAGGAGGAACTAATAGCAGATTATCTCGAAGTATTACAAAGAAACTTATCACAATATGGCAAAGATAAACCGACTCCAGAACAGGTACAACAAGCAGAAAAAGAAGCTTGGGATTATGTCATAACCTCATTTAATAATGGACATCCTGACCAAGAACAAAAAAATCCTGAATTATATAACGCAAGTAAATATAAAAGAATTCAGACTAGTTCCGAGGATGATAAATCATTTAGATTCACAACATTCGATGATATAGGACATTCTCAACATCAAAAAGGATGGGTAGGATCAAATCTTGCTGCACTAAACTTAAAAGGTTATACCCATGAAATGGATGACTCTAATTTCAATCTTTTTACAGAAACTCTAGGAAAAGTTGATGTAGATAAACGACAACAAGTTGTAAAGGAAGTATTTAGTAGCCCAAACCTACTTTCAAAAGATGATATTAAAGCTTTAAAAGATTGGGATGCAAGAAAAGAAGCAATATTTCAAAAGTTAAACCAGCATCAGAAGGAAGAAACACGAACGAGTATAATTCAAGGTAAACCACCTGCTAATGTAGATAAAAATAGAGAAATTTTCAATGGTCTAAGGGAACTACCTCCTCTTCCTCCCAGAATAAAAAAACTTCTAGAAATAGCAGATGGTGATTTTGGTCTTTTAGATACATTAGCTGAAAAGCTTGAATTAAAATATTCACTATATCTTCCTACAGGAAAGGCGAATACTGACTACTTGAACCCTAAGTGTGACGTAAAGGACAACAGTAATCCTGGAGATATTATTGGTGTAGCAGCGTATTGTGTTGTAAATAGTAGAGGTATAGTACCTCGATCCCTAAGTATGTCACAAAATACAAAACAAATTGCAGAAGCATTCGGTATACCTACTACACCTGGTGCACCAATAAGTCTAAAGCAAATATCAACCGCTATAGACGAAGGAGTTTTTTACAGATTAACTCGAAAACAAATTAATAACTTTGTAAAAGATATTGACTCAATATTTACACAAGCAGATATAAATACTGAAGATAAAGATCAGAACAGATTAAATGTTTTACCAAATTTTTTTGGAGGTAATTAATGGAAGAAGAATTATCAACACAACAACTACAAGAAGGTCAACCTATAGATACTACTACTATTCCAGAAACCTTACCTGATCAAGAACCTGATTATACAAGTCAAGTTAAATACTACCCTGCTCCTAATGGAGGTAATATAGGATTAAGTACTGTTGATTTATCTATACCTGAAAATAAACAGGCTATGGAAGATGAATATAGAGAATGGTGGCAGTATGGTAAAGATAAAGCATTAGGTCTATTCCCTTATGTTGAGGGTGAAGCTAGAGATGAAAGAGAAGACTTAAGGGATAAATTCTATAATAAATATTATGGAATGTCTTATGATGAGTATAAAGAATACAAAGCACAAGATTTTAAAGAAAATGGAGGACTTTATCCAGCATCTAATAATGCAATAAATAATATAAGAGATAGCCTACAAACTTTATCTATACCAGGGTTATCTTACGCTGATTTTACTAATAATCTACTAGCTAATATAGTACCAGGTTATAATGAATTAGATAAAAGATGGGATGAAGTAACAGAACTTGATAATCCTATTAAACAAGGAGTAAGAGATATCCTTGCTGTTGTATTACCAGCTTATCATTCTGGTGCAGGTATAGAAAAAGGTTTAGCTAAGATAGGTATTGATAAGTATCCACATCTAACACGAGCATTAGCTAGAGTAGGTCTACATGGCACTTCAGATGGACTGATTGCTGCTATGAGTGACTTTGCTGAAGAACCTACTGCTTCAACAGTTGTAGCTGAATTACTACCAGAATGGTTCGGACCTAAGGGTTATATACCACTTCCTGAAGCTTGGAAATGGAAAGCTTCTAATAGTACAGAAATGAATAAATTAGCTCATTTCTATGAAAACTTTGGGTTAGCTGCAATGACTAGTATTGTAGGTAGTTTTATAGACTTTAAGGCTTTTAAAGCTGGTGGTAATAGAACACCACTTGATACTATAATACCTTTAGATGAAGCCTCTAAACAATATAAACAACTTGAACTATTTAAGTTAACAACAGGTGATGATTTAGTAAGGTATCAACAGATACAAGAATTACTTAGTCGTAAAAATTTATTACCTGAAAACGAGAAGTTATTAATGGATGAATTAATGACTATTGAAAACAGTAAATTAGGTAGTAAAGCTACAGATCTAGAATCTAAAATACAAAGAAATGAAATAGTAAGTAGAGTAGAATCTGATTCAGCAGCTAGAAGAAAACTATCTCAACAAACTGTAGATCAACAATTAGAATTAAACCTAGATCCTGATATTACTCCTGGTCTTTTAGATGAAAGATCTGGAGCTAAAAGTATCACACCACCAGCAAATGTTGCTAGGAATATTATTGATACTACTACTATAAAAACAGGAAATACAACAGGGTTACCTGCACCAATTTTAACAGACTCTATGATTGAAAAAGGTCTTGGAATAGGGACAGGTTCTCGTGGAGCTGTTATGGGTGTAGCTGAAGAAACTAGAGATATTGGTAAATTCGATGCTATTGTAGAAGGTATTAGATATAGTAGTGAGCAAATGAATGCAGCAGCTCAAGATATCTATACAAGTATAATAGAACCAGCTGCAACATTAGATGATGTTAAAGCTTTATTTGTAGAAAATAGAGATGTTAAAAACTTTCTATTAGGTAAGTTTAAAGTAGAGGTATTCAGCGAAGAACAGGCTAGAGCAGCTGCATTTGCTCTTAGAGACCTAACAGACCAATTCTTAGGAGCAGACGTTAGAAGAGCTTCTGGAAGGGTTATGGACACGATAGGGAGAGAGTCTGCAAACTTAGGAGAAGCGATTCAAATAGGTGGTAGTTTTATCAATGATTCTAGAGCTATGGATCTTATTATTGATAAGATGCAATTCTTACTAGATGAATACGCTTTAAATAAATATGTATCTGGTTGGGCATTAAGAAATAAAAACTGGTGGAATGAAATAGCTCCAGGTTCATTAGATGAAGTTGTAGAAGAACTAACTAAAGATTTTACTGATACAGCAAATAGTATTTATACTAGAAACGCACAATTCATTGAATCACTTAAAGTTTTAAAAAATACTAAACCACATTTTGTAAGAGCTTTAATTGATGCTTATACTATGACCAATGGAGATGTAGTTAGTTTAAATTCTTTAAATAAATTTGCAGAATCTCAGATATCAGCTTTAGGAATATTAAAAACTCCTGATAGCAATTTATATAGATCAGAAATGAATCTTTTTGCTAAATCTCTTTATAGTGTTATGATGAATAACATCTTAAGTGGGTTATCAGCACCAAACGCTATGTTAGGAGCTGTCCATGGTCTAATTACTAAACCGATAACTGCATTATCAGGTCATGGTCTTCTAGGAGCAGTCACTGGTGATTTCCAAGGTTTTAAAAGAACTTTATATTATTATGGTTCTATATTTGAAACTAATCGTAGAGCTTTAGGACATGCTTTTACAGTTATGAAGAAGGCTCATAAAGATCCTGATTTAATGGTTAGATCCTATAGAAAAGATTTCCAGATTCAAAGTGATAGACGCTGGGATTTCATGGATGATATGGCTAAAGCATGGGAAAAAGAAGGGAATACAGGTAAGTTAATGCAGTATAATATGGCTAGAAATATGTATGACTTTAGTCGTAATCCAATTATGAGATTTGGTATGACTGGTCTAGTATTTCCTGATGCTTATACCGCAAGTATGACAGGTACTATGTTAAGTAGGACTAGAGCTTATGCAGATGCCATAGAAGAGTTAGGTTTCACTGATATTGAAGCATTAAAGGTAGCAGAACTTAGACATTATAAGCAATTATTTGATAAAGAGGGTTTAGTGAATGATGAAGTATTAAAGAATATAGCTGGTGAAATACAATTAAACTTAGATGATGGTTTATCAAATTGGATAAATAGAGGTGTTAATAATTACCCTCCTCTTAAACTATTTGCAATGTTCCCAAGAGCAAGTAGTAATTACATTAAAGCATCAGCATCTTGGACTCCGTTAAGTGCTATACCAAACTTCAATAGATATTCTAAAACTATTTATGCTAAGACTCAAGAAGAAATAGCTCAAGCTTTAGCAGAACATGGCATTGATATGGCTACAGAACCACATGCTATGACTTTATTTGAGAATCTACGAGCTGAATATTTAGGTAGATTGGTCTTTAGTACAACTTTAGTAGGTTCATTATGGCAATATGCTTTAGCAGGTAATATTAGAGGTAACGGTAATTATAGATCTGATATACGTATTAAAGAGAGAGATCAGTTTGGATATGAACCTAAAACTATTAATATAGCTGGTAGATGGGTCAGCTATAAAGGTTTATGGGGTGTAGAACAGGTATTAAGTATACTTGGTGATTTAGCTTATAACATAAATGACATAGATGAACCTCTCTTACAAAATTGGCATTCAAAACTAGCTTGGACACTTTCTGCTAGTTTCTTAAATGAATCTCCATTACAGGGATTTGAACCACTAATATCAATCCTTAATGGTGATATAAATGGATTTAATAGAATAACAGCTAATGTATTAAGATCAACAATACCTCTATCTGGTACAGCTGGTGTTTTAGCTAACGCTATAAGTAGTGCTCAGAAAGATATAGAAGGTGATGTAAAAAGTATTATAATGAATAGATTACCAGGATTAAATCTTTTACTAGCTGAAAGAATAGATTTTTGGACTGGAACTCCTGTTAATGATATAGATAATCCACTTTTAAGAATTCTTAATGCTGTTAGTCCAGTTAAAGTTAGTGGTACTAAAGAACCATGGAGACAATTCTTACAAGATATTCAGTGGAATGGATACCATCGATTAAATAAACATTCTAGTGGTGCATATAGGTATACACCTGAAGATAGAGAAAAAATCTTAAAATATATGGGTGAAGATCAACTATATAAAGAGATAGAAAAATTAATGGAAGATAAAAAGTTACTACAATCAGTAGAAGATTTAAGACGTCATAGATCACAGAATGTTTTCCGAATCAATGAGCATCTAGACTTAGATAAAGACTTATTACCTATATATAGGATTATAGATAGAATTGTAAAAAATTCACAACAAAAAGCAGAGTTTAGATTAGAGATGGAGAAAAATAATGGTTTAATTGATACTATTAATTCTACACAGAGGTATGTAGACGAGCAAATGCGTCAAGGAAACGTACAAGATGCCGGAAAAGCTTTGCAAAACTTTAAAGACAATACTACTAAACAAAAACTTCTAAATTTTGGAGGTTCAAGATAATAAATTATGGCAACAACAAAAGCAACTTATACGCAAAGTGGTAGTACTGTTGATTTCAGCATACCTTTTGCTTATTTGAAATCTAGTGATGTATCAGTATATGTAAATGGAGTTAAACAAACTGCATGGTCATTTCATAATGCTACAACTGTTAGATTTGATAGTGCTCCAACTGATGGAGCTAAAATCGAAATCTTTAGAATGACTGGAGTTGATACTTTATCAGCTACATTTTATGCAGGATCAGCTGTAAAATCTGAGGATTTAAACGATAATTTCAATCAAACATTATATAGAAGTCAAGAGATTGAAGATAGATTTGTTAGTACTGACTTAGCATCTACAATGGCTAGAGACCTTACAATGGGTGAAGATGCTGATATCATAATGGGTAAAGATAGTAATATTACATTTGAAGGTGCTACGGATAATGCACATCAGACTACATTAACAGTTGAAGATCCTACAGCTACTAGGACTATTACTTTACCTAATGTAACTGGTACAGTTGTTACTAGAGGTGATACAGGTTCTGTAGCTATAGGTATGATAGCAGCTGATGCTATAGATGGTACAAAAATTGCAGATGCTTCAATTAATTCTGAGCATTATGTTGATGGTAGCATTGATACTGCTCACATTGCCGACAGTCAGGTAACTAAAGCTAAAATAGCTGGAGATGCTATAGACGGTACTAAAATAGAAGATAATGCTGTTGATTCTGAACATTTAGCAGCTGATTCTATTGATGCTGAACATTATGCAGCTGGATCAGTAGATGCTACAGCATTAGCTACAAATGCAGTAACTACTGTTAAAATTACAGATGCTAATGTAACTACAGCTAAAATTAATGATAGTGCTGTAACTACAGCTAAAATTAATGCAGATGCTGTAGACGGTACTAAAATAGCTGATAATGCAATAGATTCTGAACATATTACAGCAGGTGCTGTTGATCTTGCCCATTTATCAGCTAACTCAGTAGACTCTTCTAAAATAGTGGATGGGTCCATTGTTAATGCTGATATTAGTGGATCTGCAGCAATAGCACATAGTAAACTTGCTAATGTAACAGATGGTCAAATACTTGTAGGAAATGGATCTAATGTACCTACTGCTGTAGCTGTATCAGGAGATGTAACAATATCTAATACAGGTGCTGTTACTATTGCTACTGGAGCTGTAGAACATGCAATGTTAGCAGGAGATGCAGTAGACGGTGATAATATAGCTGATGATTCTATTAACTCTGAACATTATGTAGATGGATCTATAGATACAGCACATATAGCTGACGATGCTATTACCTTAGCTAAATTAGCAGGTATTGCTAGGGGTAAAATAATATATGGTGATGCTAGTGGTAATCCAGCTGTACTAGCACCTGGCAGTAATGGTCAAGTATTGAAGTCAGATGGTACTGATATATCTTGGGGTACTGATTCTACAGGTGGTGGTGGTAGTGGTTCAACAGACCTAAGTGCTACTGCTAACGGTACTTCTTTAACTATTGAATCTAGTTCTGGTAATAACGTAAGTCTTCCAGCTGCTACTACTTCAGCTTGGGGAGTAATGAGTGATGAGGATAAAACCAAATTAGATGGAATAGAAACCTCAGCTACGGCTGATCAAACAGGAGCACAAATCAAGACTGCTTATGAAGCTGAATCAGATACTAATGCTTTTACAGATGCAGAGAAGACTAAATTATCTGGTATAGAAGCTTCAGCTACAGCTGATCAAACTGCTGCAGAAATAAGAACAGCAGTTGAAGCAGCTTCTGACAGTAATGTATTCACTGATGCTGATCACACTAAATTAAATGGAATTGAAGCTAGTGCAGACGTAACTGACGCAACAAATGTCGATGCAGCAGGTGCTGTAATGAACTCTGACCTTGATGGTAAGGGTGAATTATTAGTAGGTGATGGTTCAGGAGATCCAAGTGCTTTAGCTGTAGGTACAAATGGATATTTTTTAAAAGCTGATAGTAGTACTGCTACTGGATTAACTTGGGCTGCTTCAACTTCTGGTCTTATATTCAAAGCTCATATGGGTACGACTCAAGATATAAGTACGGCTACTGATACAACAGTTCAAATTAATACAGAAACATTTGATTCCGATTCAATGTATGATGCTGGTAATTATAAGTTTTCACCTTCTAGTTCAAATGGTTATTATAATTTATATGCAAAAGTTCATTTAGTTGTTGGTTCACAAGATCATTCAATCCAAGTATCAATAGTAAGAGAACCTGCAGGTGGAGGAAGTGATATTTATGAAGCTACAAGTTATGCATGGAATGACTCTTTTAGTTCTTCTACTGAAATGTCAGTAGAAGTATCAACTATAGTAAAAGTAGAAGCTGATGATAGTTTTTTTGTAGAAATCTGGCAAAATGCTGGTAGTACTAAAACAGTACAAGCAACTTTAAGAAAAACAACTTTCCAAGGATATTTTATTAGAGGAATATGATAACAGACGGTACTTTATATCTTAGATTAACTAAGATTCATCCATCTTTAACAGAAAAAGATTTTAACACTCATGAATCAGGTACAATTAAATTACAAAACATTGCTGATGGAAACGGTGATTTTATTGCATCATGGAATCACCCTTCATTAACTAGACCAACAGATGATGCTATCAAAGCAGTTACTATATCTGAAAGTGAATTGCAAAGTATTAAAGGTACATGATTCTATTAACTGATACCTATGGCAATACAGATAGGTGAACCTTTTGTTATACCAAGTATGAGTTTAGGTGATGCTCCGTTATTACCTCAACCTATATTTGATGTACCAAAAGGTCGGCTACCTGCTTATACGCCGTTAGTTGTCCCACCAAGTAATCTTCAACCTCCTCCTGGAATTGAGGGGGAAAATAAAGATCAAAAACCAAAACAATCAACAATACCAGAAATTAAAAATATAACATTACCTGGTACTGATATTGATATTCCCGTCCCAAGTAACGAAATACTTGTAACCGCTGGTACTACAGCTGCTGTCTCAGTAGCTGCCACCTTGACTGCCACGGCAATTTTTAAACATGTGGTTTCTGTTATGAAACCTGTTATTAAACAAATCGTCACTCGCATTCAAAAGAAATTAAATGGAAAAGGAAGAGACAAGAGAATGGCTGCATGATGCAGTAAAGATATTAATTTTATTTTGGAGTGGATGCTTACTCACATTATCATATATTGAGTTTCCACCTGATGGTAAAAAGATTTTAGATTTTGATCCTACTTTTATAGCTTCAGTGTTTTCAGCTTCAACAGCTTCACTAGGTTTATCAATTGGATCTCGTAATAATGGTAACGTTAAAAAAGACTCTACAAAATGAACAAATTAATTCTTCTTCTTTTAATTCTAGCACCAGCAGCTAAAGCAAATCAAATTACCCCATCCTTCACCCAAGGGTCGATGCAATCAACTACAACTACTACCCAAACTATTAATGAAACAGTTGATCAAAAAGTATACGGTGGAGAATATAACTCATGGGCTGGGACAAATATAACACCTTCAGCAGATTTCTCAACGTTTTCTCTGACAGATCCAGCAGAACCATTTCAGTTAGAAACAGTTTCCAGATCAACAACCGACGTGATAGAAACAATAGATATAGACAGAACTATCACAACAAACTCTACAACTACATCACTGTCCTTATTCTCTCAATAAGTTCACCTGTAGTCGCTAGTACAGAACCTGAAACAACAAATGTATCAAATCCTGTTGCTGCTGCAACTGGAAATGTGACCAATCAGGCGGTGCAATTCCAGAATAATGGAGCACCGTCTCGTCAATACTATGGACCTAATTCATCATGTAATGGATCTACAATGACATTCTCTCCATTTTATATGGGAAATGATACAGATCCAGAAGCTGATGAAAGTTATGTTATTAGCGAAAACTGGGGATTTCAACTTAACTTTATGATTCCCCTTGATCGAAAAGGTTTAAAACAATGTAGAACCATTGCTAAACGTCATGATCAAAAATTAAGATTGGAATATGAACTTACACGTGCAATTAAATGTGCAGAACTTCAACAAAAAGGTTTTACTTTAAGACCTAATAGTCGTATTGATTTTATGTGTAGTGATATAGTTCCAATTGTTTCACTTTTACCTAAAGAAGAATTAAAAGAATGAGTACTTTATCTGAAAAAATAGCAGCTTCTGAAGCAGAAGTACAATCTAAAGCATCACTAAAAGCTAAAACTAAACGTGATAATAAAGGACGTTATACTAAAAAATCTGAAACCACTAAATCCACTTAATACTAATGTTAATTATTAAACCCATCCTCTTTACATTTTTACAATCTGATTCAGTTAAGAAACTTGTAATACAGCTATTAGAAGCATATTCTAAATCTACTGATAATACAATTGATGATAAAGCAGTAGAATTAATTAAAAAAAACTTATTCCCTAAAAAATAGGTAACATCTGGAGAAAACTTAAATGGCTTATACTATCGATATGGAATCTGGAGCTCAAACTTCTACTATATCAGAAAGACACGAATTAAACAATAAAAGTCTTAAAAAGTCTAGTAAATCTAAAAGTAAAGGAAAGAAATAATTTAAATTAATGACCCCATTACTACCATCTCCCGAACATTATTTACAAAATCTAATAACCATGACAAGTCCTGATGCTAGACGTCTTTGGAGAAGAGCTATTAAAGAGCACTTTAATTGTTCATGTGTTTATTGCGGAAACAACTATGAAATTAATGAACTTACACTCGATCATGTCAAACCTAAGTGCTTTGGCGGAGAAGATCTTACGAGCAATCTTGTTCCTGCCTGCAAAGCGTGTAATCAAGGGAAAGGTAGTAGTCATTGGCTACGATGGATGCGAAAGACATTTGGATATAGACCTCAACGAGAACAACTAATCTTAACACATATAAAATAAAATGCAGAAAGCCACAGAAGACCAGTTTAATGAATTACATAGCCTTGTCACAACAGAATTTTTAAATAGAGTCAGAAGTGGCACTGCTACCACACAAGACTTAAAAGCCGCATGTGATTGGTTAAAAACAAATGATATAAGTGGGATTGCTCTAGAAGGTAGTCCTTTAGATAAATTAGCTAAAATTATTCCACAAGTAGATCCTGATCTAGTACAAAAGAGACTTTATGGCAAAAACATCAACAGAGCAGTATCGTACCAACGCTAAATCCCGTGCTAAGCATATAAAGGATAATAGTCCTGGTGGGAAATATGCTCATTCAAAGAAATATAAAAGAGATCATGCATCGGCAAGATCTCGATTAAAGATTAGATCTTCTAATATGGATGCTTCTAAACAACCAGACGGTTCGTACAAAGCAGAGAGTCGGAAGACAAATCGTGGAAGAGGCGGAAGGTCTAGGAGGTAATAATGGAAACACTCCTGAATGAGAAAGAGCAGAAAGAACTTTATCCTGATAGCCATACTATTGGACAAGGTACTCCTAATAATGAACCAGAACCTACCTTTCAAGATTCACTAAATAATTATGAACAATTACTTATAAATAGAAAAAGATCTTTAAAACCAAAAGGGTACTCATTAATTAATGAATGGAACAAACGTGATCTAGGAGGAGCTCTTAATCAAAATATTAATCAATGGTTTGTAGATAAATGGGAAGGATTAGGACCAGATAATCAGCAATTAATACTAGATGGTATTGAAATTATAAAAGCAGCTAAGGTAGAAACTAAAGGTAATTGGACAGAGTATCCTGTAGAATCTACAATATGGCATACTGCTGATTTCTTAGGAGAAATATTAGGTCCAGTATATCAGTTTGGTACTGATTCTACTGCAAAGCTTGCTAATAGAATGCTTGGTATTAATGAAGATATAGTAAAAAAAGCTAATGTAATTAACCAGATTAGAACAGGTAAAGTGTTTCCATTTTTACCTACTAAAATACCTCAAATACCAGGAGTTAGTACACAAATCTTACCGGTAAATAAAGCATTACCACCTGCTACTAAAGTTATAAAACCAGTCCCTGGCTCAAATGCTAAAAATATTACAGCTCAAGCTATTATTGAAGATATCTTTAATATGGATGGCCCTGCTTTCACACAGGCTAAATTAGCTCATGAAACTTATGCTACTATAGCTAAGACGTATAAATTCCTTGTAGAAGGTGTACAACGTACAGCTCCATCAACAATTATACCTGGCCTAACAGAAAACCCTGCTTCTGTTTATGCATTAGCTTCGTTATATAAAGGTGATACATCTGGACTTAGTTGGAATTCTTTTGGATATGAAGGTAATCAAAGACCTACATTAATTAATAAAGAAACTACTGATGCTAATAAAGAATTAGTTGCTCTAGGTAATGAAAATACACAAGGTTTATATCAATTCTATGAAGAAGTAAATAAGTATGTAGCAAATAATTGGAATAGAATTAAAGATAGAAGAAACCCTTTAGAGCTTGTAAACGAAAGAGCTAATTTTAGATTTACTCATCCTATTACTGGTGAAACATTCTTACCTAAAATTATTAAAAAGAAAAACTTCTTTGGTAAGGTAAGTAGTGATCCTACTAAAGGCTACCGTATAAGTATGGAGTCTGAGCTTGGCAAATTTAGAAGATCACTAAAAGATCAATTCAGATCTAGCTGGCCTCAGAAATATGCTAGGACATGGAAAGATAAAGAAATATCAAGGATGAATAAAGTAGAAATTGATAAGTATAATAAACTTTACCAATTTCTTTCTACTAAAAGAGATGCATTAACTAAACAAATCGAAAGTTTATCAGGTAAATCAACTTCTATGACTTTTGGTAGTTCTGAGGTTGCTGGACTTAGAGACCAAAGAGAAGTTCTTAATGAAAGAATTGATCGACTTATTCATGGTGTTGTCTATGGAGAACATGGTTATGCAATAAGTAATAAAATCTGGAAAAGATTAAAAGATCTTGCATTACAAAGTGGTGTGACTTATACACCTAAATTTATAACTGGTGATGCTAAGAATTTTCATATAGTAGTAGAACCTGATAGAAATAATCGACCTATATTTGATACTAAAAATGCGTTTGATATGGTCGTAGAATCAGCAAAAGGACAATTAGAATATCCTGGTATAGTTATAAACTATAATCCTAATTTACATTTAACTTCAGACGGTAATCCTATTGAGGGTATTATCCGTATAGAAGATATTGATTCAATTAGTGTTGGTAACGATCCTAGATACCCTAGAGTCTTATCAGGTAAGACTATCCTTGAATATAATGTAAAAGTTAATGGGCCGCTAACTCAAGAAGGTGTGAGAGCATTCCTTGCTCGTAATGGAATACATCCTCAACCAGTAACTACTACACCTGCTCCTACAGAAGCAACTGAAATATCACCACATCCTAGTACACAAGATTTTAATCTTCAAAAATTCTTAAGTGATGTATTTGATTTAAGAGTTGATAATCCATTTAATCCTAGGCAACAAACTATGGATCTAAATGTACCTACAGTACCAGTAAATAAAAATACTAAACGTGGTCCTTACAAGAAGAAAGATACGAATATAAACCAAGGTGAGTTAGATATATGAATACCTTAACTGCCTTACAACAAGATTTTAAACTATTTCTACAAGCATTATGGTCCCAGCTTGACCTACCACCTCCAACCCGTGCTCAATATGCAATCGCAGACTATCTTCAAAATGGCCCTAAGCGTCTTCAAATCCAAGCTTTCCGTGGTGTTGGAAAAAGTTGGATCACAGGCGCCTTCGTCCTCTGGACTCTCTTTAACGATCCAGAAAGAAAAATTATGATTATCTCCGCCTCTAAGGAGAGGGCGGATAATATGTCGATCTTCTTACAAAAACTTATCATAGAAACACAATGGCTAAGTCATCTTCAACCCAAATCAGACGATTCCAGATGGTCCCGAATAAGTTTCGACGTAAACTGTTCGCCTCACCAAGCCCCAAGCGTAAAGTCAGTCGGAATAACTGGACAACTCACGGGAAGCCGAGCCGACCTTATGATCCTGGACGATATAGAAGTTCCAGGCAATTCTATGACCGAGTTAATGCGTGAAAAACTTTTACAACTTTGTACAGAAGCGGAATCTATCCTTACACCCAAAAATGATAGCCGTATTATGTATCTCGGGACTCCTCAGACTACTTTTACTGTTTATCGTAAGCTGGCAGAGCGTAACTACCGTCCGTTCGTTTGGCCAGCCCGATACCCAAGAAAAAATAAATTATCCCAGTATGAAGGCTTATTAGCTCCTCAAATACAAGAAGATTTAGATAATGGTGCTTTGGAATGGGATACTACAGATGATCGTTTTGATAATGATGATTTGATAGAACGTGAAGCATCTATGGGTAGAAGTAATTTCATGCTTCAATTTCAACTTGATACTTCCCTTAGTGATGCTGAAAAATTCCCTCTTAAAATGGCTGACTTGGTTGTTACCAGCGTCAACCCTGATACTGCTCCCGATAACGTCATTTGGTGCTCCGATCCCTCAAACGTCATTAGAAACCTCCCCACTGTCGGTCTCCCAGGAGATTATTTTTATTCTCCGATGCAATTATCTGGAGACTGGACTCCTTACTCCGAAACAATTTGCTCGGTTGACCCGTCGGGTCGAGGGACAGATGAAACGGCTGCCGCCTATATCTCTCAAAAAAACGGGTTTCTCTATTTACATGAAATGCGTTCCTACAGAGACGGATATAGCGACGCTACGTTACTCGACATCCTCAAAGGTTGTAGAAGATATAAAGTTACTAAATTGGTTCTTGAAACAAATTTCGGAGACGGAATAGTTTCTGAATTATTTAAAAAACATTTACAACAAACTAATCAATTCTTAGATATTGAAGAAATTAGAGCTAATGTACGGAAAGAAGACCGCATTATTGATAGCCTTGAACCTGTGCTTAATCAGCATAGATTGGTGGTTGATAAATCAGTTATAGAATGGGACTATAAATCAAACCCAGACTCCCCTCCTGAATTAAGACTACTCTATATGCTATTCTATCAAATGTCTAGAATGTGTAGAGAAAAAGGTGCTGTTAAACATGATGATAGATTAGACTGCTTAGCTCAAGGTGTTAAATACTTTACAGATGCTATGTCTATTAGCGCTCTGGAGGCTATTAAGACACGTAAACGTGATGAATGGAACTCTATGCTAGAAGACTTCTTAGACAACCCTCATAGCTCCGCTAACCACCTAGTCTTTGGTATGAATAAAGACCAAAAAGATAAAGCTAGAAATATTGAAAATAATAGCTCTGTTCCTACTTGGATGTAATCTTAGTTATACCAACCGTTTTGCTTGGTGTTGCACTTATACAGGGAGAGGGAAGGGTGGACCCAACCCCTGTAGGAGGAATCCGTTTATCTTTCGACAAACAATTCCTCCTTACTAATATCCTATGAGTGGATATTCCTCATATATCTCATTAACTAACTAACTAATTAACTTTTCTCTAACTTTGATTAAACCTAATTTAATATATTCTAACTCTATAGGTGCTACAATACACTCTTATTGGCTTACTGGTGGTAAAACTGACTTTCAACGGTATTTAGCTTGCTTCTTAGGGTCTTGTAAGTTCTATAATTCCTTAGATGAAGCTAAAAAATCTATCAATCATAGACTCCCTTAAATTTTAACATAAATTTCTGAAGGCATATATCGTAGTAGCCGGGACTCAATCACCCCCAGTGGGGTAGGAATTACTGAATAATACAGTAATATACTGTATAATACTGTAAACATATAAGAAATAATTATTTATCTAGCTGGTAGGAATAATAATTACCTATAATAGTGCCGCGATCTGTATGCATTACTAATTAGAATTGAATATCAATAGTTATCACTGAATATAACTGAATAAAAGAATAAACAATGGAACTCAGTGGACTCATGTGGGAATGAAGACATGAGGTTGCCTAGGTAGGAACCAGTGGTTATAATAGTGATGTGAAAGACAACCGCTTTATTTATTATGCAACTTCAAAAGTATTTAGATACATCTAATGAGAAGTATTTATTAGATGAAGAAAAGGACACTGAAGATTCTTATTGTCAATCAGTATTAAATGCAAGTATATTAGATACTGATAAAAGATATGTCTTATCAGATAATAATGTAACTAAATTACTGCATGATCATGGTGCTGATGTTAAAGAATGGGAAGAAGATTCTAAAAGATATAATGATCCTGAAGAATTACTACAATGGTTAGGATATTAAATCAAATGAATAAACTAACTTATTACGAAAAACTATCAATGGAAATTGAGAAGTTAAAGTCTGAAGGAAAACTTATAACTATTAAACATTTACCAACAACAATCAACTACAAAAGGAGGAATTGGTTATGAATTATTATACCAATAAGATAAATAAAGTAGACTTATTAAAGGAAGCTAATACATTAAGAGAACAACAAAGAGTATTAGCAATCTTATTAATCTTAGCAGTCTTTTTAGGAATATTATTATGAATGTACCAAATTGGAAACATCATTCAAATAAGATAAAGAAACCAAAAAAGAAACCTCAAGCAATAAGATCATCCAAAGATAGATTAAGAGCTTTACTTAATCAATTATATAGTTAATAATAAAAGACTATATATTTCCTGATCCTATAGTTTAACGGTTAGAATATTAGCTTGTCACGCTAATGGTGAGAGTTCGATTCTCTCTAGGATCGTAGGAATAAGTAATTATTCCACTATTTAAACCACCCAATCCTAAGGAGGAATTAATTATGAAAAAGAAACTAACTTATAGAGGTATAACATATTATAAGGAGATTAATTGATATTATTTAAATTCACAGTCAGTGTGTGTTTATTTATAGAACAAAACTTTTTAAATCTATATATTAATTCACTGACACATGAAAGAGATATTTTCATTTCACAACATACTATTGACAGGGTAGCCTGGACGTAGTAGACTGACCTTATACTATAAAGTTCTTTCTTATGAAGCAAACTTATCAAATGTATTTCGGAAGGAGTACACCTAACGGTAAATACGTTACAGATGACGTCTGGGAGAGCTTCAGAGACGTCTTAAGTATGACTTTCGCAGGTTATACAGTTCAAGATGTTCAAGGGGCTTGGAAGGGCGTACAAGAGGATACTAAGTTAGTTACTGTTACTACTAAGTATAGAGATAAAGTAGAAGATGTATGTCAAGCATATATCAATATATTTAATCAGGATGCTGTTGGATTACAAGTTAGTGAACCAATGTCATTTGTTACTAAGCAATCGGAGATTTATTAATGGCTGTTGCATATTATCTATTAAAAGATACTGAGCATGATCCTTTAGTAACTATCAGTGATATGGCTGAAGATTTAGAATTATCTACTCATTTAGAATGTATAGATTATATCTATTATTTAAATGAACATCATGAAGATTATGATCCACATCACATTAATATTAGTGATACCTTTAATTAAACAATGAAAAAAGGACCGAAATACTATCAGAGAGGTTCTACAGATGTATGGGATTTCATTCGAGAGCAAAAACTTAATTTCCATCTTGGTAATGCTATCAAATACATTTGTAGAGCTGGTTATAAAGATAGTAAGATTGAAGATTTAGAAAAAGCAATCCATTATTTAGAAAACGAACTTCACAATGAAAAAAACATTCATCTCAGAGCAAGCCAAAGAGTTCCGTAGGAAATATAACATACAGAATTCTAGAGTTGTAGGTACAAGATCCTATCAGAAGAATCTGATTGTTGAAGAGTTTAAAGAGTTTTTAGAAGCTGAAGCTTTATTATTCA